CTACCTCACCCACACTCACTGCCGTCATAAGCATCATAAATTCATCGTCATCCGAGAAGTACCATTGGGGCTCGCTGATGGTGTCTGGGGAGGTTTTATGACGGCCAAACAACTCAGGAATGATCCCCATGAGTCGAGGACGGTTGCCTTGCGCGTTTGCGTCATAGATCGGACTGCCTTCCGGGGAAGTTTTCTGAAAGTTGTCCGGGATCTGGTTCATGGCATAAATGGCCATGCCTGCTGCAACAACCGCAATGACTGCCATCACGGCGGTGACGGGATCTTTAGGCTCAGCAAACAGTTCAATCAGGTCCCCATCTTGCCAACGGCACTCAAACCAATCTTCGCTGGTTTTTTGTTGCCCGTTCACAAAGTAAGAAAATGGCGGAGTCGGCGATACGTAATAGCCTTTGATGTTATTGGCCATCCAAGCATTGAGCGTTTGCCCTGCATGAACAGGGCAAAACTCACGCTTGGTGCGATCCAACTTGTTTGGGTAAACCACTAACATACTCATGTTCTATGTAATACCTCGTGATCAGCGCCATGCGCTCAAATTCAGCCAAACGGGACAGCCTTGGCCGTCCCATTTTTCGCCCGGTATGAGCCACTTTTAGCCCGTTCTCGTCCACGACCACGCCAACATGCACCAAGGTGTCACCAACAAAGTGACAAGCGATAACGCCATCGACAGGTTTTGTTAACTTAAAACCGCCTACCAACGCTTGATAGCCAGCTGTCATACCTGTTTTGTCGTCTGGTGAAACTGCACCAAAGCTGGCCAACATTGGCAACTGGTGGTGATGATGGCGAACCAACCGAACAAAA